CCCCGAGTCCCATGTCAGATGAATGTATCAAAGTCCTATTATTAGAACAACAAAAGGGACCTATGTCCCTACACCCTCCCCCTTAGACATTCAAAATAATGCGATACAAACGAGTAAGACTTATGATCAAGGTACGACACCAAACTACTGGATGAATATAGCCAAATGCAGCATGAACACGTCGAACCACACCTACGATCAATATTGATATAGCAACGGTGAACATAGTTGAAGTGGCTAATATAACAGCAAATGATACCCGGACCATTTTCCTCCATGTAACGCCAATCACAACACAAAACATATTAAGCACTAATAAAAGAGCAAATACTGGAACCAGAAACATCAAGGTCGCAACCAAATGCAAAATTAATGCATAGGCCAATAAAGAAATGCAAGTAACAAACGTTAACAAAGGTGGAGCTAATATTGTGAACAATCTCTTTACCTTATTCCATGTATTAGTGGTATTAATACCATGGAAAATATTATTATTCACAATATGGTCCGTCATACTTCTAGCACCTCTTGTAAAAGTGGTCACAACCTCGTGTCCTCTCTGTGATACATAATCCTTCATACTGTTAATCACGAGAGGGGTATTAACTACCCAGGTCCGTAGTGTCTGTCTAAGTGCATCATATGCAGCACGAGTCCCTCCATGTAATGTTAAGTCAAGTTGCACTGCTTCTTCCGTAGCTGGCCTTAACAATCTGGCTTCTGCAGCAGCATGTAATTGTTCAAAATCAACCTGCTCTGCACTACCATGTCTCACAGCTATTGAATACGGCACTATCTTCTGCAACGTCACCCAATGCTTCTTAACCTTATCCTTCAAATGATCACATTGGGCAATAACATTACGACAGAAATCTAGAACTAAAGGTGAATCATATAATTGAGCAAATGATAAGGCTTTAAGATACAAATACTCAAGCCTATTCTTAGTAGTAGCTAGCAATTCCGAATGACCAGCAACTGAACATAATCTGGTTATAGCTTGCATAGCTGGAATCATTAAATAACCAGACCATGATCTTGGTCTTGAACAATAACCTGACACTAATCCATTCTCTGCTATCTCATACTTAATAGGTATATGATTCACCTGAACGTACTCCTTAAACATGTTGATCTCTGGAATACCTACTGACAATACCCCATCATCTCCCTCAGCCACTGACAAAGGTACTTGTTGAGTAAATAACACATCATAATCAACACGCCTAATCTCAGACATGAACAACGTAATAAGCACTAGGTTCCACAAAGTGTTCATCGGGGATGTTTGTGGAGTCCCTGACCTACGTTGCGCATGGAAATGATCATAAACAAAAGTATCTGAAACGTAAGTAATATCCTCAACGCACCATCTAGCAATGTCTCTAGCTAACGGTCCAAAAATTCTAGGAAGTGCGTCAATCATACAGTCCGTCTCAACTCTCATGAATTCTTTATCCAAGAAGTTGTCGAACGCTGACCAATCCAACCTCAACACAGTAGCAGGAAACATT